CGTAAAGCAAAGATGGTTCAAGAATTTATCAAATTTGATCGCCAAAACGGTCGCTACTAATTAGGGGAAAACATTATGGAATCTAGACTCAAAAAATCTTTAGGTGACGGTGGTCGTAATGATCGGTCAAACGAGGACACGAACCGCAGGGCACCAGAAGAAAAGTTCATTTCTACGCAGGAACGTAAACGCATGTGGAGCGAGGAGTGGACGCAATCAGCATTGCCAAAAATACCAAATGTGGATGGATGGCATTTATGTTGGCTTTCGACAACCAATAGTTACGATTCAATTGATAAGAGGGTGAGACTGGGTTACGTTCCCGTTAAGTCGGATGAGTTACCAGGCTACGAGGAGTATCGAGTAAAGTCGGGTGAACATGTTGGGTATATTTCTTGTAATGAGATGTTATTGTTTAAATTGCCGATGGATATTTATCAAGAAGTAATGACTTATCAACATCATGATAAACCTCGTGAAGAGGCTGACAAGATAAGAGTACAGATTGAGAATCTTCAGGGCACACGAGATAGTAACGGACGTTCACTTGTAAATGTTGAGGGCGATGGTATTGGCTCTATTGAACAGCAACCAAGTAAAACACCCGTATTTTCGGGCTAACTAAGGAGATCTTATGTCAGCGACTAATGCTCCATTTGGCTTGCGCCCTGCGTTCCACCCCTCAGGATTGGATCGTGCTCAGGCGTTAGCTGGTGGTATCACATCGGGTTATTCAACCCAAATTCTCAAAGGACAACCTGTAGCATACTCTGCATCAGCAGGTGTTATTGTTCCTGTTACTGCTAGTAGCACCAATGCCGCATGGTCTGGAGCTTTTGCAGGTGTACAGTGGACAGACACAACTGGTCGTGCACGTGTATCCAACTACTGGCCCGCAAGCACTGCTTACACAGCAGGAACTTGTGTAGCTTATTTCTACAACGACAACAACATCGTTTATGAAATCCAAGCTGACGGTTCAATGGCACAAACTACAATTGGTAATGAGTACCTCTTCACAAACGTAACCTCTGGTTCATCTACAACTGGTTTGTCACAAGCAACTTTAGGTGCTAGTACAGCAGTTGGAAATGCAACTCAAGGTCAAATGCGTGTTGTGGACTTAGCGCCATATGTTGACAACGCCTGGGGCGATTCTTACACAATAGTTAGAGTCGTAAATAGTAACTCACAAATGTTCGGTGCCTTCACCGCATTTGCATAATTAAGAAAGGACTAAGCTATGGCAGCCCCAATGCGCAGTACGGACTTTAGATCAATCGTTGAGCCAATTCTTAACGAGTGTTTCGATGGAGTCTATGACCAACGTGCCGATGAATGGAGCCGTGTGTTCCGTGAAGAGGATGGTATTCCACGTAACTACCATGAAGAACCCGTTCTTTATGGATTCGGTGCAGCTCCCCAGTTGCCCGATGGTACGCCCGTCACCTATCAACAAGGTGGTGTGTTGTTCCTCAAGCGTTACTTGTACAAAGTATACGGTCTTGCTTTTGCATTGACCAAAGTACTCGTAGAAGATGGCGATCACATCCGTATCGGTCAAGTTTATGCACGTCACTTGGCACAATCTTTAGTTGAGACTAAAGAATTGTTGTCTGCTAACGTGTTAAACACAGCCTTTAACTCTGCCTACCCAGGTGGCGATGGCGTTTCTTTAATCAACACAGCTCACCCAATCGTGAACGGTACATTCAGCAACCAGTTAGCAACTGCAGCTGTATTGTCCCAGACATCATTAGAGCAAATGTTGATTCAGATCCGTCAAGCAGTAGACAACAACGGCAAGAGAATCCGTTTGGTACCACGTCAATTGATTGTGGCTCCAGGCAACATTTTCCAAGCCGAAGTATTGTTGAAATCTGTGTTGCGCACTGGTAATGCAAACAATGATATCAATCCCATCAAGTCTATCGGTTTGCTAGACGAAGGTGCAGCGGTTCTATCACGTTTGACATCATCTACCGCATGGTGGGTGCAGACAGATGCTCCAGAAGGATTCAAACTCCTAATGCGCAGACGTTTAGAGAAGACTATGGAAGGTGACTTCGAGACTGACTCTATGCGTTACAAAGCGACTGAGCGTTATGACGTTGGGTTTACCGATCCACGTTGCGCTTACGGTACACCTGGTATCTAAGCTAGTGGGGAGGGACAAAATCTCTCCCCTTATTTTTTACAGATTTGTCAAACTTTTCAAGGAGCAGACAAAATGCCACAATTTAGCGATGATCTCTTTTTAGGTACCGCACAAGGTTATATAGGTACTAACAATTCAAATAGCGAATCAGTATTTACTGGTTCTATTTCCTCAACTACTTTGACCGTTACAGCGATGTTGTCGGGCGATTCTCTTGTACTAGGACAGTACATAGCAGGATCAAACGTAACAGCAGGGTCTTACATTACTGCATTTGTGAGTGGAGCTGGTGGTACAGGTACATACACTGTAAGCACATCTTCTACCGCGTCATCTACAACAATGTATGCGTCTGGTAACTCTGGTCTAGGTGATCCTTCTCCAATGGAAGTTGGTGTTGGGCCATTAGGTCGTGAATATGTTTGGGACGTAATTCCACAGACATTACAAACAGCAAACATTGCAGCATCACAAACTCCCGCTGCGGCAGGAAATTTAACATTGACTGCGGGTACATCTGCTAAATCAGTAGTTCGTACAGACGGTACAACTGTTATTCAATTGGATAGTGCTAGAGCGGTTCAGTTGACAACAGCCTCTGGAACTATCACAACTAGCAGAAACTTAACAGTATCTGGATACGATTACTACGGTCAATCAATGACTGAAGTAATTGCAACTGGTACAACATCATCTGCTGTAGCTAACGTATCTGGTAAGAAAGCGTTCTACCAAATATCAAGCATAGCAATCAGTGGTGCACTACCTGTAGCAATTACAGTTGGCACAACAGACGTTTTGGGTTTCCCATTACGTACATTTGATGCGGGTTACGTAGTTCGCGTAGGTTGGAACAACACTCTTGCAAATGATGCAGGTACTTTTGTTGCGGCTGATATGACTACACCTGCAACATCTACCACTGGTGACGTGCGTGGTACTTACGTACCATCAAGCGCATCAAATGGTATCAAGCGTCTAGTTGCAGTCATTGCTTTGCCAGGTATTGCTTCAGGCCCTAATGCAACTCGCACAGGTGCTCTTGGTGTAACACAAGCCTAATAGGAGATAAATATGTCCGAATTTAAACCAATGGTGAAGATGTACACCGATGAGCCATCAGTCAGTTTGAAGCTCAAAAAAGGTGGCAAAGTTCATGTTAAAGGCATGAAAGAAGAGCATGGTCACAAAGGTATGCACCAAGCAACTGGCTCGATGATGCATGGTGCCCACCACGCATTTGAGGCTGAGCATGGTAAGTCACCTAAGAAGCCTTCTATGCATGAGCGCATGAAAGCAATGAACCCTAACTTTAAAAAGGGCGGTAAAGTTGCTCATAAGGTTATGGGTGGTGCAATGCCAATGGGTGCACAAGCACCTATGGGTGGAGCTCCAATGGGTGGCGCACCTATGGCACCAATGAGCGCACCTGCTCTTGGCCAAATGTCACCTCAGCAACGTGCTCAACGTGCAATGATGGTACGCAAAGCACTGACAGGCATGAAAAAAGGTGGAATGTGCGAGAAGAAAGACATTGAAAAACTTGAAAAAGAGTTACACCACCACGAAAAATTGGATATGAAGCACGCTCATCCAATGAAGAAAGCATCTGGTGGCGAGATTGATAAAGCTGAAACACGTACTACCATTGAAAAAGGTGCTAAGAAGTTTGAAAAAACAATGGTTGTTGATGGTCAACATCATGACAAACATCATGGCACTGGTGATATTAAAGAAGGTAAGCCAGCAGGTTATAAACATGGTGGCCATACTAAGAAACATCACAAAGCAACTGGTGGAGATATTCCTTCTGACACTCATGAGTCTAAAAACAATGGTAAAACAAAGTTTGGTGGCACTATTGAGGACAACGAGGGGGATTATCTAGAGACTGAGATGCACTCTGCAAAGGCTGATAGAAACCACGGAACAGGTGGTATTCCTATGAGTAATGCAGGTGGATACAGACATGGTGGTAAGGCTCACAAGATGCACCACAAGGCATCAGGTGGAATGATTGACAAAGAAGAAACTCGCAATACTATTGAGGGTGGAAACTGGGAAAATCGTCCCGCTAACTCAGCCAAAGCAGGTAAGTCTCACACAAAGACTGGTGAAGTCAAAGAGGCTAATGCAGGTGGGTATAAGCATGGGGGTCACGCCTCAAAAAAGCACTTCGCCACAGGGGGTAATGTAGTTAATGATGGGGAAGCTGTAAAGATGCCTCATCACTTCATTAGCAAGCCTGTGGCTAATAGTTTGCAATCTGGTACGTTTAAGAAGGGTGGTAAGGTCGAGAAGGAGGAGAAGCCAAATCTTCGCCTCGTGAAGACTTATACTGGCCCTAAAGGACATGTAGCCAAGGTTTACAAAGACAAAGACTGGGGCGAGTACAGAACCAAGTTCTACACGCCTGAAGGTAAGCATTTACATGAAGCTGACTCTCATACAGACGATGCTGAAGATGCTCACATGACAGCTATGCACGAAGTAAACAAAGGCTAAGCCAAGGGTGGCAAAACCAAGAAGTGTTGAGTAAGTTGGGGGGCTTCGGCTCCCCACTTTTAAAAGGATAAATTATGAGTAATGGAATTGTTTCATCAGTAACCCGTATGGGTGCATACGAGCCTTTTGATCTTCAAGTAGCTCGTAGTCAAATTTATGGCCACCAACAAGTAAATATCTTTGGTTACCAATCTGCTGTTGGCAACACCAAAATACCAGTGTGGGAAAATGCCACAACTTACACATACATAACAACTGCTTCCACTTTAACTTTAGTAAGTTCATCTGCTTCAGACGATACTTCTGCTAAAGTATTGATTAGCGGATTGGATTCTAGTTTTAACCCAATTTCTGAAACATTAGCACTAAATGGTGTTACAGGAGTTACTACAGTTAACTCTTATTACAGAGTTAATAATTTAGTGCTTACGTCAGCAGGTACTAGTCAAACTACAAACGTAGGAACTATTACATTAAAACAATCGTCAAACATTGTTGCTCAAATTAACATAGGTATTAGCAAGTCGCAGAGCACTATCTATACTGTTCCAGCAGGTTATTCTTTTTATCTAGATTTAGCTGAAGTTAATACATCTAATAGTTATACATCCGCAAATATTGTTACTTACTCTGTACAAGCAATAAATAACAATACTGGCGTAAAACTTAATGTATTACAACAACCTTTTGTATCTATTTATACAGCCAACAGATCTAATGAGCCTTTTGTATATACAGAAAAGACTGATGTTCAATGGCAATTAGTTACTAGCACTGCTACAACAATAGCAGCAGGGGTAATTATTACTGGTAAGTTGATACAAAACAACACTACCACTACTGGCGTAGGAACCTAATCATGCCATTAATCAAAAGCAAATCACCTGAGGCATTTAAGCACAACGTAGAGGCAGAAATCCACGCAGGTAAGCCACAACGTCAAGCAGTTGCAATTGCATACGCAGAAAAGAACGCTGCTAAAAAGTCAAAGGGTGGTTTAGCTAAACAGGCAGCTACTGCTATCCATATGAAAGAAGAAGGCATTAAGCCTAAGCATATGGCTGATGGTGGACATCCTGGTTTGTATGCCAATATTCATGCAAAACAACAAAGGATAGCCCGTGAAAAAGCTGAAGGTAGGCCAGTTGAACACATGCGCAAGCCTGGTAGCAAGGGAGCTCCAACTAAAGAATCTTTTGTGGAATCAGCAAAAACTGCCAAGAAAAAATCTGGCGGTTCGATGAAAAAGTCTGGTGGTTGCTCATGGTGAGCCCTATTAGTAAAACAACTAAGGGCAAAGGCAGGCACTATCTGAGCACCAAAGAAGGTGCAGGAATGACAGATGCAGGTCGCAAGGCATACAACGCTAAGACAGGATCTCATCTTAAAGCACCACAACCTCAAGGTGGGTCTAGAAAAGATTCTTTTTGTGCTCGTATGTCAGGAGTAGTTGAACACTCAAAAGGAGATGCGCCAAGAGCCAAGGCATCCCTTAAGAGATGGCATTGTCCAGGATGGTAAATCATGGCATATAGTGGAACTGTTGGTACAACTGTAGTTACAGTACAAAACTTCATTGATCAAGGGGCTCGCATGTCGGGCAAACTTGCGGAAGAGCTCACCAGTGAACAAGTCCAATCCTCAAAACAAGCGTTGTTTTTTATACTCAGTAATTTAATTAATCAAGGTATTAATTACTGGGCTATTAACAAGATAGTCTACGGCCTCAATCCTGACCAATATGAGTATTTACTACCCGTAGGTGGTGTTGATGTTTTAAATGCGTTATATAGGCGTTTAAATCGTCCTACGCCTACAAATTTTGGTGGTTATTTCTCATCTTCAGGAAATACAGGATTAGCTTTTGATAACAATGTTTTAACAAGTGACGCACAGACAAGTCCAAATGGCTATATTGGTGTTAATTACGGTACTAATAATGGTATATATGCTGGATCTATAGGTATTTTGCCTGCAACTTCAGGTTCTTTTCACATATTGTTAGAGTGGTCTAACGATGGAACGACTTGGAACCTATTAGAAGACACAGGCGTGACTACTTGGGTGAGTGGTACATGGTTATGGTATGACATTGACCCAGGTGTTACTGCCCAATACTACAGAATGCGTGAGACATCAGGTAATACGCTTAATGTTGCTGAGTTTTATGTTGGAAATAATTCAACAGAAATCACAATGTCAAGGTTAAATCGTGATGATTACACAAACCTACCAAACAAGAATTTCACAGCAAATCAACCTTTTCAATATTGGTTTAACCGTACTATTCCTCAATCCACGATAACTTTGTGGCCAACTCCTAGTGATCCATTTGTACAGATGACAATTTGGTATTCTCGCCAAGTTATGGATGTGGGTCAATTGAATGGTCAGTTAGAGATACCTCAGTACTTTAACCAAGCTATACAAATGATGTTAGCTCATCAAATGAGCTTGGTTTTACCTGGAGTTGATTTGGCCAGAGTACAGTATCTTGAAGGTCAAGCTGACAAGTACTTCACAATGGCAGAGAATGAGAACAGAGACAGATCGCCAATTTACTACAGCCCAAATATTTCAGTATATACGAGGTAACGTATGCCAATGTTCCTCAATACTGAAGGCAATGCAACGATAGCAATCTTTATTTGTGATAGATGTAAGATGAAAAGGGCTATTGTTGAAGCAATGCCTGACCCAAATTTTCCAGGATTGAAGGTTTGTCAACAAGGGTGCGCAGATCAGAAAGACCCTTACAGGCTACCTGCTAGAAAAACAGAGAGGATAACTTTACAATTTCCAAGGCCAGATGTAAGTGTTGCTCTCAATCCAAATGATATAGTAACTATGCCATATGGTGGTGAAGTGTTAAGTACAGAACAAAGCGGTGAAACACCTTCTCAGGACGGTAATCAAGCAATAATAGGATTGCAACCATAATATGGCACAAGTATCAATTACCCAATTACCTAACGCTCAAGCTCTGACTGGTTCGGAGTCTGTTCCTATTGTTCAAAATGGGGTGACGGTACAAACGACTACAGGTGCTATATCGGGCGCAGGGGCGCTTAACTATCCTTTTTTAACGGTAGGATCGACTTCTGGGTTGACACAATCTAGATATTTAACTACAGGTACAGGTTTATCGCTTACTGATAATGGTGCAGGGAGCACTTTGCAAGTAGTTATGACAGGTACGGCTAACTCTTTAAATAGTGTTGGCACTGGAATAATAGTTAAAACTGATGGGAATACGGTTACCAATAGAAGTTTAGCGGTAGGATCTGGTTTAACAATTACAAATCCTGATGGTATTTCAGGAAATCCAAGTATTGCATTAAGTAATTTATTACAAAACTTTAATTCTTTATCAGGAATTGGTTTAGTAACTATCAATGGATCTACGGTTAGTCAAACTTCTATTAATGGCACAACAAACCAAATTAGTGTTACTAACGGGAATGCGAATAGTGGCAACCCAACAATAGGAATTAGTTCTAATCCAGTTTTACCTGGTAATGGTGGCGTAGTTTTGCCATCGGGTACTACGGTTCAACGAACAGCAACTAATGGAACGATTAGATACAACACAGATACATCATCTTTAGAGTCTTACACAAACAACGCATGGGGCGCAATTGTGTCTGGGTCAGGGGTGACTACATTTAGTGGTGGAACAACGGGTCTATCGCCCTCTATGCCCACTTCTGGGGGTATTATTTTAGGGGGAATCTTAACTGTTCCTAATGGTGGAACAGGCGCATCAACTTTAACGGGTTATGTGTACGGTAATGGGGTATCGGCAATGACTGCCTCTACTACTATTCCAACGACCGTTTTGTCTGGGACTGTTACAAATGCTCAATTAACAAATAGCAGTATTACTATTAATGGATCAAGTGTTTCTCTTGGTTCATCTGTAACGGTAACGGCCACTGCAAGTAGTGCGTTGACGATTGGCACTGGATTGACTGGTACCAGTTACAGCGGCGCATCGGCTGTCACGATTGCCATTGATTCAACTGTGGTGACTTTGACAGGCACTCAGACTCTGACCAACAAAACGCTGACAAGCCCAGTCATTGGCACCATTGTCAACACTGGCACGCTGACATTACCGACCAGCACCGACACTTTGGTTGGTCGGGCAACAACTGACACACTGACCAACAAGTCGATCAGTGGATCAACAAACACGCTGACCAACATTCCAAACAGCGCATTGACCAACAGTTCGATCACGTTTGGAACGACCAATATCGCCCTTGGTGGCACTTCGTTGACTCCTGCTGGACTGACCTCAGTTACGGTCACGCAAGACCCAACACAAGCGTTGCAATTAACAACTAAGCAGTATGTTGATGCGGCTATATCAAATGTTAACTATCACGCTGCGTGTAACTATGCGACTACTGCTGACTTAGGTTCTGTTACTTATAACAATGGTTCTTCGGGTGTTGGCGCAACAATTACCAAAACATCGCCTTTTTCCACTTTATCTATTGATGGTGGTAGCCCAACAGTTGGCCAACGTATTCTTGTTAAAAACGAAACAAGTGGTCAGTACAACGGTATTTATACAGTAACCAGTGTTGGTTCAGGTTCAACTGCATGGGTACTCACACGTGCAACTGATTACGACCAATCAGGTGTTGGTGCCAATGAAATTGCACCAGGAGACACTACATACATTATTAGTGGTACGGTTAACACGTCTACTCAGTGGGTGCAAACTACTGATTTGCCTATTGTTGTAGGCACAACGCCACTGAATTTTGTACAGATTGCAGGCCCTGGTGCTTACACGGCAGGTACGGGACTAACTCTTACTGGAACACAGTTTAGTATTACCAATACAACGGTGACAGCAGGTTCCTATGGTTCTGCAACACAAGTTGGAACATTTACGGTCAATTCTCAGGGTCAGTTGACCTTAGCAGGTAACACGACAGTGACCCCTGCGGTGGCATCAATCACTGGTTTAGGCACCAACGTAGCAACTGCCCTTGCGGTTAACGTGGGTTCTGCGGGTTCATTTGTGGTCAATGGTGGGGTTTTAGGCACTCCATCGAGTGGAACTTTGACAAATGTAACTGGTTTGCCCGTATCTACTGGTATTAGTGGATTGGGAACTGGTGTAGCAACTGCTTTAGCAGTAAACACAGGAACCGCAGGATCTTTTGTTGTTAACGGAGGTGCTTTAGGTACCCCAAGTAGTGGAACAGTCACCAATCTGACTGGAACAGCATCAATCAACATCAACGGTACTGTAGGTGCTACAACAACGAATACAGGTGCGTTTACGACCATTTCAGCCTCTGGAGTGATCACTTCAACTCTTGCGACTGGAACCGCTCCATTTACAGTAGCAAGTACAACTCAAGTAGCAAATTTAACGGCAACAAACTCTGTAAACACAGGGACTACAGCAACAACAACTGGTACTACGAACTATTTAGTCTTTAAGACTGCTACTAGTGGAAATTTGCCAGAATTGGTAAACTCGTCAATAACTTGTAACGCAGTCAATGGGACGATAACTGGTGGAATTGCGGGTGGAGCATTTTAATGAATAAAGTTACAATTAAGAAAAGGAACTAATCATGTCGCAAACTGGCTTCACGCCCATTTTGATTTATGGAAGTACAACCACAGGAAATACTCCTAGTGCTAGTAATTTAACGACTAGTTCTAATGGTGTGGAGATAGCTATTAATGCTACTGATGGTAAGTTGTTTTATAAAGACAACGGTGGTACTGTTCAAGTATTGGCTACCAAAGGAACAGGGTCTATTGGTGGATCAAATACACAAGTTCAATACAACAGTTCTGGAGCATTAGCAGGTTCTGCTAACTTTACCTTTAATGGTACGACTGTTACGATGGCTAATGACGCATCTATACACGGACTAACAGTAGGTCAAGGTGGTGGTACTGTTGCGACCAATACTGCGGTGGGTGCTAGTGCTTTAAATGCCTCTGCTTCTGGAACAAACAATTCTGGATTTGGTTCAACCGCTTTGTATAGTTTAACAATAGGCTCTAACAATACAGGATTGGGTTCACAAGCGTTATATACAAATACTTCAGGCTCATCTAATACTGGCGTAGGACAAGCTGCTTTATACGGAAATAATGGTTCAGCAAATACAGCAATAGGTTATCAATCATTAGTATCTAATACATCAGCATCTAACAATACAGCAGTAGGTTATCAAGCTCTTTATAGCAACACTACATCAGCTAACAGTACAGCAGTAGGTTATCAAGCTCTTTATAGCAACACTACATCAGCTAACAGTACAGTAGTAGGGTATCAAGCGGGTTATTCTATTCAAACCACTAATTATATTGACGCATTAGGGTATCAAGCAGGATATAGTGTAACAGGAAGAAACAATATTTGTATTGGTACACTTTCTGGAGCAAGTTTGTCAAGTGGAATTCAAAATATATTTTTTGGTCAAGCTAGTACGGCTTCATCAGGTGGAGTTAATAATGTTATTGCAATTGGTTATGGAATAACAGATAAAGGTACTGCCACAGGATTTATTAGTCCTGGCGGTGGTGGTGTATATCAAGGTAATAATTCTGCTTCGTGGTCAACTACATCAGATCAACGATTAAAGAAAAACATAGTAGATAACACGGTTGGTTTAACTGCAATTAACCAAATACAAGTGCGTAACTTTGAGTACCGCTTGCCTGAAGAAGTAACAGAGCTTGAGCAACATTGTGCCGTTAACATTACGGGAGTTCAGCTTGGCGTTATTGCTCAGGAACTACAAGCAGTGTTACCTGATTGCGTTAAAGAAGAATCTACTGGTGTTTTATCTGTAGACACAAGTAATATTACTTGGCATTTAATTAATGCAGTAAAAGAACTATCTGCTCAAGTAACAGCTCAAGTAACAGAAATTCAATTACTTAAATCTAAACTAGGAGTTTAATATGGCAACCGTAAATCAATGGACATGGACAATTCAATCAATGCAACAATGGCCTAGCGGTACAAGCGCAGGGTATGTTGTTAATGTCAACTGGTTATTGACTGGTACTGACGGAACACAAACCGCTAGTATCCAAGGCAACACTCAGTATCCCGTAACAGAGGCTACCCCAGGCTTTGTTCCCTATGCACAACTCACTCAAGCTACAGTCATTGGATGGGTACAGGCATCTTTGGGAGCAACAGGTATATCTAACTATGAAGCAAATGTGCAAGGTCAAATTAACAGTTTGGAAAACCCACCTGTAAGCCCAGTCACACAACCGTTACCTTGGGCGGCATGAACACACTCATCACACTATTAAAAGACAAGCACGTTCTTTGGGCCTTGGTTATTGCCATACTCTCAGTATTGCAGGGTTTTGTCATGGAGCTATCCCTAACTCCTATCCATCAAATGATAGTGGGTTGTATAATTTCTGTGGTCGTAGTGTTGCTACGATTTATCGAAACTCCACAAGGAAACTAAAATGCAAAACATCACTTTATCTGTTCAGACAATTAACGCAGTCATGGCTTACTTAGGAACAAAACCGTTTCAAGAGGTATTCCAGATTATCGAGGTTGTGCAAAAGGAAGTAAACGCACAGCAACCCCCACCAGAAGCTCCTAAAGCTGATTAAACATGGAAGATACGCATGAGCTAGCTACAAAGACAGACAAACACTTAAGTATCCACGAGGCTGTTTGTGCTCAGCGCTATGAAGCCATTCAAAATCGATTTGATGATGGTTCTAAGCGCATGCAACGCATAGAGTACACCTTGTACTTGCTCATTGCGATCTCCCTTTTAGGGCAAGATGCCGTTGAATTGGTCAAGCATATCATTGTTAAGTAGATGGAACCCATTAGCACTTGTTTAGCCGTACTCTCCGCAGTTAAACAAGGTGTGGCTATGTACAAAGACTTTAAGGCTACTGGCAAGGAAGCCTACGATGTTTTGCATGAAATTTCAACGGGTTTGGGATCTTTTTTTGAGCATAGTGAAAAAGCCCATGCTGAGATAAAAGAGAAAGAAAAGAATCCTCCAAAGGGTAAGTCTATACAAGCACAAGCCTTAGAGAACATCATGGCTAGGAAGCAACTAGAACAAGCCCAGTACGATCTAAGGCAGATGTTAGTGTATGAGAGTCCTCCTGAGTTGGGAGATCTATGGCATCAATTTGAGAAAGAGAAAAACAGACTTCATGCTGACAAGGCAAAGTTTGACGCAGCTCAAAAAAAAAGGATGCGAGTGAGGCCAGAGAACGTAAAAGAAAACTGGATAGCTTGCAATATAAGCTGGTTCTTTGTGCTTGCATAATTGTTTTTATGCTTGCTTGCGTAGGGTTGATGTTCTATATTCGGCAAGATTATTTATACAGAAGAGAAGACGAGTTGTGGTACATAGAGTTTAAGAAAAACTTTATAGATAACGGTAAAGAAGTTGAGTGTTATAGGATGTTTAGACAAACGGGCTACTTGCCCAGATACTGCAAGGAGTGATCATGGATTGGTTAAAAAGCATAGCACCTACGATATTTACGGCAATATCAGGGCCACTGGGTGGTTTGGCGTATGAAATGGTATCTAAAGTCATAGGGGTTTCTCAAGATGATGCTAAGAAGATGTTGGAGGATGGTAAATTAACCGCTGATCAAATAGCATCAGTCCAACAAGCTGAGATAGCTTTAAAGGCTAAAGCACAAGAACTTAACCTAGATTTTGAGCAATTGGCCGTTCAAGATAGAAGTTCAGCAAGAACAATGCAGATTGCTACTCAGTCTTGGATACCCCCTATACTCGCTATAGGAATTACGGGTGGTTTCTTTGGAATACTCTTTGGGCTGATGTATGGTCAGGTACAGCATACACCTCAGATCGACATTATGTTAGGTTCACTAGGTACTGCTTGGACGGGGGTAGTAGCCTTTTACTTTGGTAGTTCGGCAGGGAGTCAGAAGAAAGACGAACTTTTACATCAATCAACACCAGTTTTAAAATGATTAATTCAAGATCTTTAGATGAACTACTACCGCAAGTCAAGATTAAAGTTGAGAAGTTTATTGAGGCTTGTAAGGATAACGGTATTGATTTATTGGTTACAAGCACTTATCGAGACAATGAGAGCCAACAAGCGATCTACGACCAAGGACGTACAACACCAGGAAAGATTGTCACAAATGCGAAACCTGGCGAAAGTTTTCACAATTATCGTTGTGCTGTGGATGTTGTTCCGTTGCTCAACGGAAAGCCTAACTGGGACGGATCAGACCCTGTTTGGCAGACAGTTGGTAGACTTGGCAAAGAATCGGGATTAGACTGGGCAGGGGAGTGGCACTCATTTCGTGAGTTAGCGCACTTTCAAGACACGGGTGGACTTACTTTAGCGCAACTTAAAGAGGGTTCTGTCATAGGGTGACATTTACCTCAATACCATTTAAAATAGGGGGAAAGGGGTAATTATGACGATATCCAGTGTGAATTCATCATGGGTAATGACTTATAACAGTCTGACATCCATTGTACTTCAGTATTTGGAGCGTAGTGATACGGCCGTAGTAAACGCAATACCCACCTTCATTACCCTTGCAGAGTTTGAAATAGCTCAGGAAATCAAGACTCTAGGTCAGTTACAACTTGTTCAGTCTCAGTTAAACGTAGGCAATCCAGTCCTACAAAAGCCAGCCAGATGGCGCAAGACTGTGTCTATGAACTACACAGACGCTAATGGTAATAAGAACCCAATATTACTCAGAAAGTACGAGTACTTAACAAATTACTGGCCAGACAGCGCCACTACCTCACAGCCTCTGTATTACGCAGATACCGATTGGGATCATTTCTTTTTGGCTCCTACGCCAGACCAATCATACAACTTTGAGTTACTTTATTACGAGAGATTGTTACCTTTGAGTTCAACAAATCAGACGAATTGGTTGACAATCAATGCGCCAAATGCGATGTTATTTGGCACGCTTTTACAAGCAGTGATGTTCCTCAAGAACGATCAGAGAACTATTTTTGAACAAAAATATCAAGAGGCTATTCAAGCACTCAAGGCTGAGGATATCTCTAGAGTTGGAGATCGACAAGCTATGGTAGTTGATAGCTAAAAGGAAACAACATGACCGTATACATAAATCCATACACTGGGCAAACACTAGATCCCTCACAAGTAGGCTATGAGAGCATAACTCTTAGTCAGAATACATTCCTACAGTGGCCTATCAATGGCACGACTGCGGGGGGTGTGGTGGCCAACATCATGGAGGTTACGGCTACCGCTAACAATTTGTTATTGGTCTTACCTACGGCTTTACAGGTATCTGTTGGACAAGCGTTCATAGTTAGAAACGTAGGTACTGGTGGTAACTATTCTTTTACAGTTACAGATTCTTTATCTAACACAATTGTTAATATTCCAATATCTGCGTCAGGAACAAACTCCAATACGTATTACATATATCTCACAAACAACACAACGACTCAGGGTACATGGGCAAGTGTTGCGATGGGTATTGGTACATCGTCTGCGGTGGCAGGGACACTTGCGGGCAATGGACTGGTTGCAATCAACAACACATTAAATGAAGCTACACAAGTAAATCAATTTACTTCGGCTTATACATTTACCGCTAATGATAGGTCTGACCTTTATGTTTGGACGGGTGGTGCCAATACAGCTACACTTCCACTTGCAGCGACTGTGGGTGCAGGATGGTTTGTTATTATAAAAAATGATGGAACAGGAATACTAACCGTTGCAACTCAAAGCGGTTTTATAGATATAACAGGCACACCCTCTGTACAACTACAGATAGCAAACTCAACTATATTTGTATCGGACGGAACTAATTACTTTACATATGGTTTAACACAAACCAATGTATTTAATTACACTCAGTTGTTAATTAACTTAACTGGTGTTAGTTCACCCTATAACTTAACATCAACGCAAGCTAAAAACGTCATTCAAGAGTACACGGGCACATTAACTGCAAATATGGTTGTTACTGTACCTCCAACAGTACAACTTTATTCATTTCAAAATAAGACAACTGGTGCTTATTCTTTGACATTCAGTGTATATGGTTCTAGTGGAACTTCTATTACTGTTCCATCTGGTCAAACAATATTAACAATTTCTGATGGTACAAACTTATATAATGCAAACTCTGCATCAAGTAGTTCATTGACATCTTTAACCTTGGGTAATGGTTCAGTAACAGCTCCATCTCTTTCATTTAGTTCAGACACTACAACAGGACTTTATTTATCTGCTACAGGTCAACTATCCGTAGCAGTATCGGGAATTACTGGAGCTACGATTGCATCAACAGGATTAGTTGTTCCAGTTGGAATTAATAGTGGTGCCTTCTAATGACTACCAAAGTTGTTGTCCTTCAGCCTAAACCTGGCATTCAAAGGGATGGGACACTCTTTTACTCACCATCTTATGTAGATGGTCAATGGGTAAGGTTTCAGTATGGCCGGCCACGCAAGATGGGTGGATACTATGGATCGTTTTTAAACGCGCCAGATATCAGTAGAGGGATGATTCTACAATCTCAAAATGGTCAAACTTGGGTTATATCAGGATTTGCAAGTAGCCTACAGCAATGGATTATTGCTAATGACCAAGCAATTGGTACAGGCCCAACTCAGATTACACCCGTAGGATCAGTTAGTACGGTTTCTATTGTTACGCAAGGTACTGCCTATTCTAATGGTACTTATACCAACGTACCTCTACAAACAGCCAATGGAACTGGAGCTTTAGCCACAGTTATTGTTTCAAGTAATGCAGTAACAACAGTAACAATTACATCAGGTGGTGTTGGGTATTATTATCAACAATCAGTAACATTATTGGCATCTAGCATAGGTGGAACTGGTTCAGGCTTTACAGGAATTATTAGCGGATTGTCTACATATGCACCAAATTCAAATACATTGTGGCAGTTTGATTCAGGATTTGATCCTAATGGTACTGGTAATAACAATCTAATAGCCCATCCTGGCCAAAATTTACAGTACATCGATAGCACAGTAAATACAAGACCTTTAATTGGTACGTTTACGGGATCAACAGTTAGTCCTGTAGGTGTATTTACAGCAACAGGATCAACTACAAATGGTTCTCCAACCGTAACATTTTCAACAACGATTATAGCGATTGGCTCAGGCGTTTCTGTATCGGGTACGGGTATACCTGCGAATACAATTGTCGTGTCCGCCACAATAAGTGGAGGTGTTTGGACTGCAACATTAAACAACAACGCAACTGCTACTGGATCTCCTTTACTAACCTTTGACAACAACATCAGTGTTTCTGGTGGTGTAGTCATGTTGTATCCTTACCTTTTTGTGTATGGCAACAATGGATTGATCCAGAATTGCTCAGCAGGTAACTTCAATAATTGGACTTCTGCGGATTCAAACGCCAACAACGTATCTTCTACTAAGGTTGTCAAGGGACTGCCTCTAAGGGGCGGTACAACGTCTCCATCAGGATTATTTTGGACTCTTGACTCCTTGGTTAGGGTTTCTTATGCGCCTCAGGCAGTAGGAACATCTACTCTTTATTGGAGATACGATTTAGTTACTCAACAGTCCTCTATTATGTCGAGCTCATGTGTCATTGAGTATGACGGCATTTATTACTGGGCAGGGACAGATCGTTTCTTAATGTATAACGGTGTTGTACAAGAAGTACCTAATACACAGAATCAAAACTGGTTCTTTGATGGACTTAATATTAGTCAACGTCAAAAAGTATGGGTAAGTAAAGTTCCTAGGTGGGGTGAGATATGGTGGTTTTATCCAAGGGGGACTGCGACTGAGTGTAATGACGCAATCATTTATAACGTACGAGAACAGTCTTGGTATGACGCAGGTCAATCAATAGGGGCTAATAGATCTGCGGGGACGTTCTCAGAGGTATTTAGAAAACCTATTTGGGCGGATAATCAAAAAAATACAACAAATAATTACACTTTGTGGTCTCACGAAACAGGAACAGATGTTGTTTACTTAAGTAATGTCAATGCAATTAATTCTTACTTTGAGAGTAATGTTATAGGTAGTGACAATGGATTAGTAGGATCTGCACAAGGCGGAGACAACTTATGGACAAGGTTAGAGAGGGTTGAGCCCGACTTTGTACAGACTGGGGATATGTCGGTCACGATTACAGGTAAGGGTTACGCTGATGATAAAGACCAGACATCGACTCCTTATCCATTTAGTCCAAGCACACTCAAGATAGATATGAAAGAGCAAAGAAGAGAGATGAGACTTAGATTCACAAGCAACGTACAAAACGGCAACTATTTCATGGGCAGAGTTGTTCTGAGCATAGAGGCAGGAGATTTACGTGGAACTGGAAATCCATAATGGCAACAACATATGACCCAAGGAATCTAACATGGGACGAGTGGTGCGCTCGGATGGCGGAGCTATTTGCTAGCAACCAACTAGGAACCTTACCTGAGGATCAATGGCAATTATGGGCTTCTGGTATGCAAGGCATTGGATACTTTGTACAGAGCGGTGTACCTGACCCTAGGGGTTATTCTAGATGGCAAGACTGGGCGCAAAACTTAGTTGGAATCATGAGTATTGCTCAAAATCAAGAAAGCGTGTATTGATATGGCACAACCCTCTATTAACCAAGAACAAATTGATAATTTCAATAGTATTTTATTTAGATTAGTAACTGTCAACAATAGTTTTAATGAAGATAGCACTGAAACTTTTGCTAAACCATCACCAACTACTGTTGGTCAAGCAATTGATATCAGCCATATAACGCCTGCACAATACAGCAGTTTTAGTGGCGTAGACCCACAATCTGCTCAACAAATGTACGAAACTGCCAATCCAGAGGGCAGATATTCAAATCAAACAATACCTGGCACGCAAACTACTTGGTCATCTCTTGCGTCAATACCTGGTTTGTATGATTATATTAAGACAGGTTCTAATCAAACGGATGCGGATGGCAATTCTTTGCCCGATTCACAGACACCTGCTCAAGCTCTTGCAAAAGCCATGCAAGATCCAAAATCT